CGTTTATCAACCTTGTCTTCACTGAGTGATATGTTGTTCCTTAGTCAAGCTTCTATTATAGGTCTATATTTCGGCGCTACGGCCTATATGTCGCGTAAACCATAGAGGTTTACCATGATAATTGAATCAGTAGCAGCGGCAGGCGCAATCCTGTCTACAATATCTACCGCCATAAACAAATTAAATGAGGTTGGTGACGGCGCGTCAAAAGCAGTTGAGTTGATGCAAGGGTTTTCTGATGCGTTGGATTCCTTTGAGCGTGAAAAGAAAGACTCGGTTATTAATAACCTTAGCTCACAGGAGCTTTTGAAATTGGAATCAATTAAGCACAGAAGAGATCAGTGGGAAAAGTCTCTCCACGATATGCTCGTGATTCACGACCCTGCTTTGCTTCAAAGATGGGAAGACGCTAAAGCTAGACAGAAGGCTAATCACAAGCGGCAGATGGAAGCTATCAAAGCTAGGGCTGCTGCTAGAAAGAAGATGATTAGGCAAATATGGGTAATTATGGGAGTAACTGCTATAGGTTTGCTTTGTGCGTTTATACTTATAGGTGGAGTTATATTGATATTTAGGTAATAAATATAAGGTGTAAAGATGCCTCCAAAAAAGACTACAAAGAAAAAGACTAAATCTAAGGTAAACGAAGCTGGGAACTACACAAAGCCTACTATGAGGAAGTCTTTGTTTAACAAAATAAAAGCTGGATCGAAAGGTGGGAAGCCGGGGCAATGGTCTGCTCGCAAAGCCCAAATGCTTGCTAAGCAGTATAAAGCTAAAGGCGGCGGGTACAAAAGCTAATGGCTAAACAGGCACAACAAAAAATAGAGACTAAAAAAAAATAGAAGAGCGTATTCGTCAGCAAAAGTTAAAAGAGCATAATCAATAATGGCTTTAAAGAAATCTCAAAAATCGTTAAAGAAGTGGACTAAGCAGAAGTGGAGAACTCCAAGCGGCAAGAAGTCTTCGGAAACTGGCGAAGTTTATGCTCCGTCAGCCACTATTAAGAAGCTGAAATCTACTGAAAAAGGAAGAAAAAAGCTGGCAGCAGCGAATAAGAAAAAAAGAGCAGCTACTGCAAAAGGAAAGCAACACGCAAAACACGGTTTACACAAGGGAAAGAAACGATAATGCCTGCTAAGAAAGATCCAAGATTAGCTAGAGCGGGGGTTGCTGGATTTAATAAACCTAAGCGAACCCCTAATCATCCTAAGAAGTCTCATATAGTGGTGGCTAAAGAAGGTGATAAAGTAAAGACAATTCGGTTTGGTCAGCAGGGTGTTAAGACTAATCAAACTGTGGGTCAGAGGAAAGCGTTTAAATCTCGCCACGCAAAGAATATAAAAAAAGGCAAGATGTCAGCGGCATATTGGGCAGACAAGGTTAAGTGGAGTCCTAGCAAAACTAAGTCACCTTCAAAGAAATGGAAGAAAGGGTCTTAAATGGGGTTTAAGTTAAGCATTGGATTAGGCATTGCTTTGATGCTTGTGTCTGGTGCTTTTAAAATGTATTACGATAAATCACAGGCTGAATTGGATGCGTTTCATATAAGGTTAGAACAGTCAATTCAGAATCAAAAGACGCTAGAAAGCACTATTGATCAGCAAAACGATAATTTAAAGGAAACAATTAAGAACCAAGACCTTATGATTGCTCAAGTCGAAAGACTGCAAAAGCAAAATATGGAAGCTCAAAACGAGGTCACTGATCTCAGAAAAAAGTTCTCAAAGCATTCTTTGAATGTGCTGTCGGTCAGAAAGCCAAAATTAATAGAGAAGATTATCAATACTGGCACAAAAGAGGTGTTGAAGGATCTTGAAGAAATTACCAATCCGAATCAGTTTGATGAAGTTATTTCTGTTAGTAGCTCTGCTGCTGGTTAGCGGTTGTTCAATACTTGGGTCTGGCAGGGATATACCAGAGGTTAAGCCTGTAGAGGTTGTTACGGTAGTAAAGGAGGCTCCTATGTACCATCCTCCGCTGCCAAATAATATTGAGTCTGTGCCTGTTGAGTGGACTGTTTTAAACCCAGAGCTTATGCAAGACTACTTGGATGATTTGAATGAAGGCAATGCTCCAACAAATGTGTGGTATGCATTAACAACTAAAGGGTATGAAAACCTTTCAACCAATATGGCAGAGGTTAAGAGGTATCTAAGACAGGTAATCAGTATATTAAAATATTACCGAGAAATAGATAATAAGGAACAAGATGAAGATAAGTGAAGATGGTTTAGAGCTTATAAAAAAGTTTGAAGGTTGTGAGACCACAGCTTATCAGGATAGCGTTGGCGTGTGGACGATAGGTTTTGGTCATACCAAAGGTGTTGAAGAAGGTCAGACTTGTTCAATAGAAGATGCTGAGTCAATGCTTGCTGACGAAATGGATGAATACGAAGGCTACATTAACAATATGGTTAAGGTTGACCTTCAGCAGCATGAGTTTGATGCGTTGGTTGCTTGGGTTTACAACTTAGGCCCAACCAACCTTGGCGAAAGCACAATGCTTAAAGTTCTTAATGGTGGTCAGTTTGATCGTGTTCCAGATGAAATGAATCGATGGACTCGCGCTGGCGGAGAGATACTTGAAGGTTTGGTAAGAAGAAGACAAGCGGAGTCGTTAATGTTTCAGAATTTAGATTGGAGGCAAGTTTAATGTCACAATTTCCCGGAGGCCCAAGTCCTTATGGCCCAAGTCCTTTTGACGGCGGTCAAGCTTATAGACCGATGCCCAGAAGTCCAAGCAAAGGCGGCACAAGACCTATGCCGCAGATGCCCGGTGGCGGAATGCCAATGCCCGGTGGCCCCGGCAAAGGTGGGCGTGGAAGAATTAGTCGAGGCGGCGGCAAAGGAGGAAGAAGACCTCAAGGCCCAATGCCAATGCCAATGCCTCAAAATCCACTAGGAATGGGAGGAGGTATGGGTCAGCCAATGCCTCAAAACCCACTAGGAGAAAACCCAAGAATAGGAGGGGGTAGCTTGGGCGGCTCTTACAATACCACTTTTTTCGACTCATCAATGGGTCAGCCAATGCCTAATTATAGGCCAGATCTTCTCCAAAGTGGTAGCCCCCCTGCAATACCCCCAATGAGTGGTGGTATGAGTGATCCGGGTCGAATAACGGCAGATGGCCCAGTTCCGGGCGCTCCTTATATGCAAAACATGATGAAAGGGATGCTTGGCGATAATATGAGAAGCGGCTCTTTTAGTGGCGGAATGTTTGGCGGAGGTGGCGGAAGTCGATTTGACGCTGGAGGACAGCCTATGGGTGGAGGCTTTGGAATGCAGGGTCTTAATCAAATGCAGCAGCAAATGGGTGCATATGGACGGATGATGGGATCGCCAAGTCAGTTTATGAAAAGGATGCCGCAAGCTATGAGAAGGATGCCGATGGGTGGTTTTTCTGCTGGCGGAATAACGGATCTTTATCCGCTGTAATGCCCTTAACTAAGATACAGTTTGCTCCCGGCGTTAATAAGGAGGGGACTGAATATACAGCCGACGCCGGTTGGTTTGACTCTGATAAGGTTAGATTTAGAAAAGGCCGTCCTGAAAAAATAGGAGGCTGGACTAAATACTCTACTAGCACATTTCTTGGTGTTTGTAGATCGTTGCATGATTGGGCTTCCTTAGAGTCTATACGGTATATAGGTCTTGGTACTCATTTAAAGTTTTATGTTAATCAAGGCGCAAGTTACCACGATGTAACGCCTATAAGGTCTACTACATCTGCTGGAGATGTAACATTTGCCGCAACAAATGGCAGCTCTACTATTACAGCAACAGATACCGCTCATGGGGCAAACGTAAATGATTTTGTGACTTTTTCTGATGCGGCTTCATTAGGTGGCAATGTTACTGCCGCTGTGCTTAATCAAGAATATCAGATTGCTTCTGTTCCGACTGCGAACACATTTACATTTGTAGCTAAAGACACAAGCGGAACTACCGTTACTGCAAATGCCAGCGATAGCGGCAACGGAGGTAGCAGCACTGTTGGCGCTTATCAGATTGGCGTAGGGCTTAACGCTTATGTAGAAGGTACTGGTTGGGGTGCTGGGTCATGGGGCGAAGGGACGTTTGGTTCTGTTAGTTCTTTAAGTGCGTCTAGTCAGCTCAGGCTTTACAGTCAAGACAACTTTGGAGAAGACTTAGTATTCAATGTTAGAGCTGGCGGAGTTTACTATTGGGACGAGTCTTCTGGTACTAGCAGTAGGGCAGTAGATTTAAGCTCGCTTTCTGGGGCTTCTAATACGCCAACTGTTGCATTACAGGTTATGGTTTCTGATGTAGATCAACACGTTATTTGTTTTGGCGCAAACCCAATAGGCTCAAGCAATATAGACCCTTTGTTTGTTAGATGGTCTGACCAAGAAAGCGCAGCCGATTGGACTCCAACTGCAACCAATACCGCTGGTGGGTCAAGAATAAACTCTGGATCAACTATTGTTGGAGCAGTTCAGTCAAGACAAGAGATATTAATTTTTACTGACGCAAGCCTACACAGCATGAGGTTTGTTGGTTCACCGTTTATATTTCAGTTTAGTACGTTAAGCACTGATATATCCATGATATCGCCTAACGCTGCGGTAAATGCCAGAGGTGTTGTTTACTTTATGGACAAAGGTAACTTTTACACCTACAACGGTGCGGTTCAACCGTTACAATGTAGCGTATTAGATCATGTATTTAGTAACCTAAATTTAGGTCAGGCATATAAAGTGTTTGCCGCTGAAAATAATGCACATTCAGAGGTTACTTGGTTTTATCCTATTGGAACTGGCAATACAGAAATCACTAACTATGTCACCTATAACTATGCAGAAAACCTTTGGTCTGTTGGTACATTAGATAGGGGGGCGTGGATAGGCGCAGCTACTAGAGATAGTCCTTTAGCTTCGTCAGTTATTACCTCTACAGATAACAATTACCTATATAATCACGAAACAGGTTACGACGACGATGGCTCTGCTATGACTGCGTACATTGAGTCAGGAGATCTTGAGCTTAACGAAGGCGAT